ATTAACACCTCAGCGGTGACAGGGACGACGTACACCGATACCACGGTCCTTCCGGGGACAACATATTACTACTGCGCCACGGCAGCGGCAGGAACGACCAATAGCCCGTACTCCAACATGGTGACGGCAGCTGTGCCTCCGGCTCCCAACGCTCCGGCTTTGGGGACGCCTACGGAGGTAGGTACTCTGGATGTCCCGGCTAGGGATGAAGCACCTAGGCTGAGTGCAACGGTAAACTGGACGTACTTCTAAGGGGAAAAGTCCAAAATTTGGACTGGAAGGAGGGTACGATGTGGGCCATCTGTATCAAGCAATCGGACGGGAAAGTTAGGATTGTCACCGAAGGGGAACAAATCTGCCATGACGATCCCGCCTATGGAGATGTTCACATCGTTCCCTTCCTCGAAGATGGGGAATACATCGTCTTCGGGATTCACGAATTCAAACGCAACTGCTGCTGTCAGCCGGAGTTGAAGATTGAAGAAGGCGAGCGACCTATGGTCATCCATAAGGACAGGAAACCAAACTAAATGAATGAAAACGAGGCACCGGATTTTCTGTCTTTCGTGATGGAGTACCTTGCCAAAAGGCCTAATTGTAAGCTGCTGATTTTGCTGGAAGGGCCGAATGGCGGCTTTGAGACTTTACAGAATGAGCCTTCGTTTGTCTGGGCCTTTGGCATGGTGAAGATGGCCGAAAAGGTTATCTCAGCAAGGCTGGAAGAAGTCAGGAACTCAGAACTAGAAAAGAGCCTCAGAGACAAGACCGAACGCGAAGCCAACGGCCTCGCCGGGACAAAGGGGAAGGCAAATTGAAATTGACCATTGGAGCAGGAACCCCGCTAGAGGTGAAGGCGGGAACTATCTCCGTACAGGATGGATGTGTGCTGATGATGGAGAAGAAAAACAAAACCGGGGTGGAACGGATGGAACTTGTCATCGCTTATCGGCTTCATCCGGGTGAGAGTCTCAGGAGAATCGCGGAAGGAGAATACGATGTCCAACAGTGAGCCGAAGTTCACAGTGGTTGACAAGCGCGGCCAGAATCACGGAACGGTTCTGATTGAAACTCCAAAACCGGAAGAGTCGGAAGAAGTTAAAAAGGGAAAGCGGACATGGAAAAGCCAAGGCTTCTTGATTGTCATGGCTCAGGGTCCGCAGGGCATAGTCATCTCAGGCAGAGTAGTAGGATTGAGGGGCGACGGGCAACTCTGCGTAGCCGACTATATGTTCGCGCCCGTAGTCCCAGAGCATGAAGACTGGAAGAAGGAAGCCCGACGCCGACTCAATACCTTTCTCGGCTGCGACTGCAAGACAGGTTACCAGTGTCATACCCACCAAATCGCCATCCAGAATTGGACACGGGAAGACCTCCAGAGGGTTGAGTTGTCCACCAAGAAGAACCTTCCCGAAGCCATCGAAGTGCTGATGAAAGCCGAGCAAGCAAGACAGAAGACGCAACTCGTGGTGCCAAGGTAGAAGCCCATGATCGAACCTCGCGGCCTGTTGGTTTACGGACCTAGCATGATAAACGTCGAGTCGGAAGATGTTTCCTATGAGGAGTACATTTCCCTTCCGGCCTTACGGGGCTACATGCTTGCCAAGATGCGAGATCATAACGGAATCGGCATCGCGGCTCCGCAGCTAGGGGTATTTAAGAACTTCCTCTGTTTACAGACTCAGGCAGGAGATACTCTGGACATGGTGAACCCCGAGATGTTGCAAATGTGGGGCCATGAGTTAGAAGGCTTTGAAGCCTGCCTCTCCATCCCCCCTACAGGGAACGGTTGTCCGGTAGCAAGACTCCAGCAAATCAAAGTATCGTTTGGAACTTCTGAGTCTCCCAATAGCCGAGTAGTGCGGGAGTTTTCAGGGATGGACGCCATCGTAATTCAGCATGAGATGGATCATTTGACAGGAACGTTTTTTATCGACCGGGTATCGCAGGGCAGAAAAAAAGATGTGCTGACGCTTTTGAACCAATGGAAGATTTCGCAGACTATTTCGCAAGTCACCAAGGAGAGACAGAGTGCAAAAACAAATTCCTGACCACGCTCCCATCATCGCTGCCGACCATTTCTGCGATACCTGCGGACAGCTTATGAAACGAACGATTCAACTGAGCCGCCGAGGGATCGAAGGGGTTTTGTACGAGTGTTATAACCGAAAAACCGGATGCTCTTACAAGATTGAGGAGAAGGTCTATTCGACGGCCACGCCGCAACCTTCTCGGCCTCCGGTGGAGGAACTGGTGAAATGAATAGTCCTTGGATGGCAAACGTTGTTCTGGCGACGATGGTTCTCTCCATCTTGGGATACGTGGCTATCTCAAGAAGCATTGCGGCTTTGCGGCGGTGGAGAATCGCATTTGAACTGTTCTCCGGCGACGTGAGGAAGGCGACTCTCTCGCTACACTCGCTGATTCTTCTCTTGCAGAGAATCGAGCAGGAGATGATCTACATGCGAAACATGACGCAGAACGCCGTCCAAAATTTGGATTCCAGAGTTGAAGTTCCGCAGCCCCCGCTAGGCCGTGCAGGACAGATGCCTCCACCCTTCCCAACTCCGCAGTGGGCGCAGGCTCCTGACGCCACGCTTGACGACACTGACAGGGGTTTGCTGGAGCAGACCGCAGAAGAATTGAAAGACGCGCAGATTCGGGAAGAACTCACGGCTAGAGGGATTAACGTCTCGGACTACGACGCAGGAGAACTTCCGGCAGTGGTGGAGGAAGTGTAGTGGCAAAGAATCCTAGAACCCGCGCCATCGTCCGCAAGTCGATCATGGACGATCCTCGACACCTAATGCGGTGGCTGAAGTCTCAGGCCGTAGGAGGCTCGCCCGAGGAAGCGGCCAAGGCCGTGGCTAAAGCCGAAGGGGTAACTGTACAGACTGCCAAGCAAAGCATTCAGGCAGTAGAGGCGTATCGTGCCACCTTCGACAAAGACCGCTTCGACCTCGCTACGCGGAAGTATTTAATGTCGATGATGCAGAAGTCGGAAGAGTACTTGGGCGACCTGATGGGGGCAACGGAATTGGTGGAAATGCCCAACGCCAAAACCGGCAAGAAGGAAGTCGTGGTGATGCCAGATAAGACTACGAGGTTGGAGGCCCAAAGGGTATTCAAGGACATTCTGGTAGGGATGCAGCCCAAGACCCCGCAGGTCGAAGTCAACGTCGCCCAGACTAACCAGACGGCCAACCTTGGATCAGCCGAGACCATGGAAGAGAGGCTGGAACGGTTACGCCATAAAGCGCAAGAAGCCAACTTGCTTCCCGCTGAAGTCATCGCGGTTCCCGACAGAATCGACAAGGACATGGAACCTCTGGAGTATGGCGAGGACGAAGAAGAATCGGACGAAGAGTAGTCAAGCATGGCAATCAATCGGGCCAACAGGTACTTACAGGAAATCATCGACATTCTGGATTTGCATCGGACGAAGTACAAAACCGATGCCGAGGCCCGCTCCCGTCTTACCTCTGGTGATAATGAATGGATTGACGGAGAAATACTGCACTGCATTACCGATGCGCGATATTTCTTGTCGAACTATTATGCGATCCGTACTGAGAGCGAAGGATTTCAAGGCTTGTACCCGATGTTTGACAGCCAAGAAATTCTGTTCGAGGAACTGAGAAAACTCGAAAAGAAACACGGCAAGGTTCGGGCGATGGTGGATAAAGCCCGAAGAATGGGCTACACCACGTACATGGTCGGGGAGATGCTCCATAAGACCATCTTCTGGAAGCACACCGATTCGATCATCGTCAGCCAAGATGAAAAGGGTGCTAAATACAACATGGGAATGTACGAGTCGGCCTTCTCGTTTCTTCCTTGGTGGATGGCTCCCCGAGTAAATCTTCACCAGACTGGAGCACTCTACAACTTCGATGAGCCGGATGAGAATCTACGGGTCTCAAGGCCGGGACTGAAAAGTTGGGTCTATGCCGACAATGCTAACCGTCCTTCAGGAGTCGGCAGAGGACAGGGATACCGCAGAGCACTTTTAGACGAATTGGCCTTCTGGAAAAATGCCTCTCAACTTTCCAAAGCACTCCTGAGAACCTTTAACGCCAGTGACGGCTTCTATGTCATGGGATCAACCGGCAACGGCAGAAACAATCCTTGGCATAACCTCTGGCGCAGGGCCGAGGCGGGAAGCATTGACTGGCACCCTATATTTATCCCCTTCTACCGCAGACCGAAAACCTACTCTCTCCCCATTTCTAAAGGTGAGGTGTTCGTTCTGTCCAGCGAAGAAGAAGAGATGCGAAAGCAGATTATCCTCAAAGACAATTACCAGATCACCGACGAAACCTTCAATTGGATGCGGAAGACCAAAGAGGAATTCATCGCCACCGATGGCGATGACAAAATGTTTTCGCAAGAATTTCCAAGCACCGCAGAGGAGTCGTTCCAGAGTTCCGCAATCACGGCTTTTCCCCGTGGAATTATCAATCGCTATACCAAACTGACCATCAACCCTAAGTGGCTTGGGGAGATCAGTTACGACTTCGCCAAAGGACAACCCGTACTACACATGAGGGACGTAACTCCTAACGAAGAAGTTCTCTATCCCGAACGGGAAAACCGCTTCCATGTCTGGGAAAAACCGATACGGGGAGAAGCGTACTGTGTCGGTGTGGATG